AACTCATCAAGATTTTTTTCGGGCCGGAACGCAGGATTTCGAAATTTATAAAATCACTGCCTCTACCAATTTCTCTTCTTCACTGAGATTGGTTTCTAATGCCTGAGCAAATCTATTCACATCACCAACAGTGGCTGTGCCACCACTGAATGAAACCAGAGTTTGACCTTTTTTCACTGGACCTCTTACGCGGACAGGAACTCTTCCACGTAGTGCGAGTGGTTGACCTGGTGCATCTGTGTTCATCAAGAATGCTGGCTTTTCGGACACAACACCCAGTACCAATTGGGAGATACCAGAAGATTTGATGCCTTCAGATTCATCACCCGTGTTGATAACAACAACTGTACCAACTGGATAGACTTCAGGTGTTGTGTACTTTTCTGCCAAGTCGGCGTAGTTGGCACTGGTTGCCAGTCCCCTAAAGACTGTTGCATATATGTCACCGGAACCATCTCTTGCTGCAATTTTGTTTGCTGTGTTTGTGGTTGTCGCATCGACAGCCCATGATCTAGATGTGCTACCATTGTATGCATCACCTAGCAGGTAACTTCCAACGGAGTGTGAAGCTAAAGTACCACCCAAACTAACACCAGAAATTGTGCTATTTAACAGTTGTGTATTTGTAATATTAGCAGATGTACTAATTTGATTGTTTGTTATGCCACTTAGTCTAGCAAGAGGAACAGTACCACTTGTAAGATTACTTGCGTTTGCTGCACTGTTAGCTGTTCCGAAAGCCGCATTCGCTTGTACAAAAGCCCCGTTAGCATACAATGCAGCTGAATTGGCTATAGCATCTGGTGTATTGGCTCTTAAGAATGCAGCATTTGCTTGTATAAAAGCACCATTGGCATAAAGTGATGCACCAGCTGCATTATTTGTAGCTGTGTTTGCTTGTGAGTAAGCCGCATTCGATTGTGTAAATGCGCCGTTGGCATACAATGCAGCTGAATTGGCTATAGCATCTGGAGTGTTAGCTCTTAAGAATGCTGCATTAGCTTGGATGAATGCACCATTCGCATATAGTGATGCGCCAGCCGCATTATTGGTGGCAGTATTCGCTTGTGTATAACCAGCATTTGCTTGAACAAAAGCACCATTAGCATACAATGATGCGCCAGCTGCGTTGTTTGTTGCTGTGTTTGCCTGTGCATAAGCTGAGTTTGCATATGTACCAGTAACGTTCTGTGAATCATATGCTGAATTGGCCTTTAAGAAAGCAGCATTTGCATATGTACCAGTAGTATTTTGAGAACCATATGCTGCATTAGCTCTTAAGAATGCTCCGTTCGCATACAATCCTGAAGAACTGATGCCGCTCTGTAAGAATGTGTTTGCTGTATTTAAAAGATTGTTTAATGCATTGGCTGCATTTGCAGTTGCAACAGATGTTGTGCTAGTAGATGTTAGTGTGTCATCGAAATATTCATCAGTCAGTATACGATAATATGTGTTTGATGTGACATTTAACATGTCCCAATACTTTGAAGTCTCATTCCAACGGAATGAAGCATCAACACCTGTGGATCCTCTATCAACATTGTAGTAACTTGAAATCGCTGAATTTACATTAGAAGATAATACAAATGTGTTTGACGCATAAACGGTTGTGCCAGTAAGAACAAAGTTTCCGTTGACAGTTAGACCACCACTTAATATTTGTAAGCTATTAAAAAATGCTGCACAAGTATTACCATTTAACAAATTTCTCACAACAACCGTATCTGCATTTGCTGTTGTTATGTTTGCTGTTGTTATGTTTGCTGTTGTTATGTTTGCTAATGGAACAAATAACGAACTATTGGCTTGCAATACGTTGGTGAATACTGTGCCAGTTATAGAAGCTACAGCTGTATTAAGGGAGGTGTTTGCTTGTAAAACACCAGTTAGTGTTGTACCTGTTATAGAAGCAGTCGAAGTGTTAACAGAAGTGTTTGCCTGTAAAACATTCGTGAATGACGTACCTGTTACAGATGCGGTTGCAGTATTTGTAGAAGTATTGGCTTGTAATACGTTAGTAAATGTTGTACCAGTTACAGAAGCCGTTGCGGTATTTGTCGATGTGTTAGCTTGTAATGTACCAACTGTTGCAGAAGTGTTTGCTTGTAAAATGTCAGTATATGTTGTCCCAACAATCGAAGCAGTAATTGTATTTGTTGATGTGTTGGCTTGTAATACGTTAGTAAATGTAGTACCAGTTACAGAAGCGGTTGCTGTGTTAACTGTAGAGTTTGCCTGTAAATCTTTGGTGAATACTGTGTTAACAATTGAAGCGTTCGATGTGTTAACAGAAGAGTTTGCTTGCAAGATACCTGTCGTAATCCTTACCGCAGAAACTGTGGTGCCGCCAATATGTGCATTGTTTGCAATGAACAGACCAATACCAGAAGCTTGCCCGTTAATCTGCCCAGCAACGTTTGCTTGACCAGATGCAACTAAACTTAAAGATGCATTTGTTAAATATAACTGGCTACCAACGTTCAAATTGTTCTGTACAGTTGCGGACGAACCTGTACCTTGTACAAGTAACTGTTTCTGAATAACTACAGTACCGTTTGACTGAAGTGCGTTTTGTGTTGTTTCGTTTAGGTAAAGTGTACCTGTGCTTTTAACATAGTCGTTTGCCGCAAGATCATTATTTTCTCTAATAAGATTATTTGTCGCAACAACCCATTCACCAAACGTATTGGCGTAACTTAACGATGTAACTGTATTAGCCATTTGAACCTTTTTCGAGTAGTTTTATCATCAATTGTTTAATCTCAGACATTTCACCTTTGATGACTTCTATTTCTTCTTTGACGGTATTTATTTGATCTTTTTGGTTCTTAATTAAACGAGACTTCATTACGTAATCGTTTTTTTCTTTTGTGTCTCTATTAATTAAAGCCATAGTTTCCGTATCGCGATACAGATTTGTGCCTTCTACTTTGACCAACATCTTATAATCCTGTTCCTGGCGGCAGAGCAATTGCTCTTATGTCATCCAAAAATGGTGAAAATGTAGAATCGGAAGATGACATGACAACCTTAATCATAAATTGATAAAATGATGTGTAAGAAAGCCCGTTAGCTTTACTGGTATAACTCACAAATTCATCCGCAACATTTAAAGTTCCTGGTGAAAATTCATATTCAATAACATCCGAAAAACTGGTTGAATATCTTCCTGCACCACTTGTAATAGTCATTAATTTCCAATCACTCTCTTCAATTTTTTGCGTGTCATCTCTGGCCACAATTTTGTAATAAACGTGAATGTCTGAATTTGGTGGTCTATAAGCTGTTGTGTAGACCCTCAAGTCACCAGAATCACTGCCTTCAGCTAGGGTGACAACTTGTGTGATATATTTGGCTCTGCCGTTACCACCTGATGGTGATGTTTCACCAGCAATAATCACATTTGCTAAGACATTTGATGTATTTGAAATGGTGATTGATGGTGTTGTCAGATATCCAGAACCTTCTGATGTAACATATACACTGACAATATTTCCAGACTGTATGTTGGCAGAAACGTAAGCTTGTTCACCACCACCCAAATCCGGTGCAGAAACTGTAATTTCAGGATACGAAATTATTCCGTTCGCATTGGCTAAGTATCCTCGGCCACCAGAAATTAGGAAAATATCATCGTTTGAAATACCCATGTTATTAATTCTGTAACGAATTGTCCACAGGTTCAATCCGTCTTCCGAAATAACTGGACTCACCGCATCGTTGTCTGTAGATAAAGTGGCTTGTAATTTGAATGAATCATTTGCGGTATAATTTAATACTCTCGATCCCTTATTGTCATTCAAACTAATGTCTTCTGATTTTGGTGTTCCATATTTTCCTGGAACAACACTATAAGGACCATCGGCTGTACCAGACTCCAGTGTTGTTGTGTACTGATAAACAAGAGTGGTTCCTGGTGGTGTTAAGTCTGTTGTAGACAGGTTGAACACATCATATATGGAATTGGCTGTAGCAAGAGCCGTATCGGATTCAATTGTTCTTCTCTGCGGTAATCCTGCCGGCACAACAAATGACATTGAAGGTGATGTGTTTGTATCAAATTTACATCTGTTAATTGTAAACATCAAGTCTTTTAGTAGGTTAGCCGTCCAAGTCAATCCATTTTGTGATTCAAACAGATCACCAACATATGGTGTAGTAACAATTTTTGTTGCTCTTGAAGGATTTGAGTCGGTTGGCAGTGCTTTTGATGTTGATAATAGTGCAAAATCACCTTGTTGTGAACACCACAATGTATAATCATCTGAAGAAGATTGCACAACTAATGCATATAATTGGTCCGGATTAATATAGACGGGTGATGAAAATGCAAAATTCGTATATGTATTTGAATTGAGATAGTGTGGTGTTTCAGATACATTAACAGAAGTAACTGGTAAACTGACAATGGAATAATTCAATGGTTGCCCAGTTGGATAACCATTCAGAGTTGGCAATATGCAAATGCGAACCGGTATGTTCGTCGATGGTTTTGCTCTAAAAAACAAATTAACAGAACTTAAAAAAGCTCCAGATGGAAAATTTTGACCATCTATGATAAATGTTTGCGCTACTGGATCAATAGTACTTGAACTCATTTAATTCCTTCGGTATGTTATTCTCTTTTTCAAGAACTTCTAACATAGTATTTATTAGACGTTTTGCATCTTCTGTTCTTTTTTGAACTAATGCTTCGACAACACTTTTAATATATTTGTAATTTATATAACTGAAAATAGAAACCTGTTCGTAGAAAGGTTTATTCATTAGGTCCATCTTTTCAATTATATTTTCACCTCTAACATAATAAATTACGTTTTCTTCTTCTGAACTCTCTTCCCTCATTTTTCTGAGAAGTTCGATCTCATGTTGTTTATATTCACCTATCTGATTGTGTATGATACTATAAACAAAACAGTTTTCTTTTCTGCTCAATAAAGTGGTAACACAGTGTTCTTCTGTGCCATGGTCCACACAGGAGGCACAGGCCTCCTTTTGTGCGAAATAATCAGCTACACTTAGTCCCATGATTTATTCGTACAGTTTTTTCCAACACTTGTTTGCGAACTTTGTTGTCACAACTGCGCCAACTGCCATGAAACCAGCAATCCAAACTAACGAATTGGGTACGGACAACCATGAGAACTTCTTGCCACGAACCATATTTGTTCCGTTGGTGAATGCCCAGTTACCATAAACTCTTGCAATCTTACCAACAATACTTTCATTTCTCAACAATGGCACTGCAATCTTGGAACCAATGACTTGATAACCGCGACGGAAGCATTCACCGATTGTCTTGTTGTGCAGATACTTTTCGCACCATTCAACTAGATCGAACTTCTGATCTGTTGACCATATGCCCATATCAGACATTGCGGTAGAAATAACACAGCAACCGCCACCACCTCCAACTCTTTCGGTGTTTGTTACATAATCATTAACTGTCTTTACAGTTGTGACTGTATTTGCTTGTCCGGAAACACTGGCCGAGTAGTTGATCTGTTGAGAAGTGGTTGAAAGACCTTGTGCAAAGAATGTTGCCTCAGCAGATGTTGTTTCGGTTCCTTTGTTGTAGAAGAAGTCTGTCGCACCTTCTGTAACAATTCTATTATCTAATCTGAAAGTTCTTTCACCCACGTTGAAGTAACCGCCGGGACAGTTAAAGACTCCTGACACAGAGCCAACTTCGTTTGTTGTCAGAGCACCAATAGAATAGGTTTCACCAGTTTTTGCAATCACATTTCTGCTCAGTGTGGCCACTTTAGTTACACCGTTATAACTAGAAACTGTTGCCTTCTGACCAATAGGTATTGAAAGTACACTTGCTTCCGATCCATTGACGATCCAGAACTCTTGCCCAACATATGCGGTGTTGCTTGATGAAGCGGTTGTTGCAAGTGTTACAGTATTTGCTGAAGAGGTATTCGCCGCAAATGCACCAGAATAGTGGGTTTGTGAAACAAATGTGCCACTTGCTGTACTGTTTTGATATACACCGGATGTATTAAAGAAACCGTTTCTCACTGTTGCACCATAAGATGTGGTACCAATGTCACCTATAACATATAAACGAACGTTGCCGTTTGTGTAGGTGTAGATATCAGCAATTACACCAGTTTTGGTGAATATCGAACTGACAACATATCCAATCGTTTCACCAACATTGAATGTTCCAGAAACGGAATTTAATTCAATGATGTTTGGTTTTCTAACCATGCGTGAGACACGTTTCTGATCAAAGAATGCATTAACTGTTGTGTTGAACAACATGTCGGTTGCTCTGAAAGCAATCTGTTGTGCTCTGATGTATGGTAACAAAGAAACGTTGGTAATATAATTACCTTCAACGGTATATGTTTGTGACCAATATCCGTAAGTGTAAATATTTTGTTTGTCTACAGTTGTGACGTTTGCATTATAAGAAGAAGAATATGAATTACCATACTCATCAACTGATGTTTCACTTACTGTTTTTGTTGTTGTGCTTTCTGTTCCTGGAATTGTCTTCCAGTCAGAAACAGCCAAAGTTGGATTACCTTCAAGTAAATTGAGATCGCTTGATGGTTGATACATCTTCAAATTTGGATCAATGAACAATAAATCTGGTTGTTTTGTGTTATCAATCCAATTGTCCATTGGTGGAGTCAGAGTCAATGTGCCAATCGAATCTGCCACGGCAAAAGGATTGATTGCAATTGATCTACTTGCCAACGGTTGACTTGCAATTATTTCTTCTGTATACTTTAGAGTATAAATTGGAGAATTATCAGAGTTTGTTGGATTGTATGAAAGTCCTGTGGTGGCTGTATTTGACAGACCCTTGAAACCACCAACACTCAATAATTGCTGATTTTGTAATGGATAATTCTTAACTAATATTGCGGGTGTTAAGTATTGCAGTCTTGTATTGATTGCAGCACTAAAATCTGGATTGAATGTGTCACCAACACTAAAGGTTGAAAAGTCATCAACCAAAATACCATTCTTGAATCGATTCAGACCATCACCATCTGGTATCTGTAGATTTGTGGCCTTTTGTTCCAGTAAATTCAATGATGTGTAGTATTCCAGATTGTTAACACGTGTCTGTAAATCTGTAATGTCTTTGAATGCCCAACGCTTGTGTAATACTGGTTGAACATTGATGTTCGCAATTTGTCCAGTTATTGTTTGTCCCGTTACATATTCAGTATATGGATCTAAAGATATTTTGGCCAACAACATAGATCCTTCTGGTTGACCAGGGAAAACAGGATTAATGTCTGGAACACCTTGAATTAATCTTAGGCCTTTGTCTTTACCAATTACAAGTATATCTTTTCTTCCAAGATAGTATGCATAGTCCGATGTAAATGCACTTAGATCAGCAGGAATAAAGAAACCGGAATTGTTTGTCGTTGTTGGTGTGATCTTGTATTTGAATACAAAGTTACCTTGACCATTCAACACAGAAGGTCTAAAGTCTAAACAATCTTTTAGGTCATACAGTGTACCGTTACCCGCATAGTATTTTGGTCTGTCGGTGAAACCAACGTTCGTGTAAGACTGTGCGCTAAAGTAACCATCACCACCAGAGTGGCTGAAATAGTCAAACAATATCCACAATGAAACAGGCTTCTGACGACCTGGTTTCAATGTGATGTATGAATGCCCGTAGTAATTGTCTGTCTGCCCATTATTGAATGTGTAGTAAGATGTTATATCTGTTCCCGTTGTCAACAGAGATACGTTTGGTGTCACACCATTTGTATCGATAATCTTAACGATTCTCTTAACATCTGAAACATATAAGTTCTGGTTATTTCCATAATTTAAAACGCCAGCAGTTGGAATCCAAACCTGAGCATTAGTTAAATCAATGTATGTATCATTAACAATACCATCTGGACCAGTAGAACTTGCTACTGTTGTGTTTGCTTCAACCAGTGTTTTGGTTTTTAGTACGTAGTTTGTGTCGTTACCATCCGTTACAGACAACTTAGTGTAGATTGTTGCTGCGAATGGTGCGAGGTCTGGGCATGTCAGATATACACCGTTCTTGTCTGAATCAACAGCAATGCTTCTACTGCCTGTTGTAAAATCAATAACATCACCGTTGTTTATTGTGGTATTGGTTAATCTGTCTGTTACAACAACTATCCAATTTTGTCTGATTGCATCAGCGGACTCTGTTGCTCCTGTTCTGATAAAATCAAATACTCCTATTGATGATGGATCCAACTGTAGATATCTTCTGGAACCACCCAAGTAACTAGCGAAAGATTGTGCTCTAAATTCTTGTAATGTGGTGTAAGAGGAATCTGTTACAGCAGAAACAAATTTATTACCTAATGGGAAGATCAGTTGTGGATTTCCTGGATTGAATAACTGTGTGTAACCTGATGCAACATTGTTTACTTTACCCAAATTACTAACACTTGCACTGCCTGTAAATGTGTAAGGTGTGCCTGTGACAGGTTGCACAATTGTTTCAAAGTCTTTTACACCAAAACGAATCGAGAACTGGGAAGTTCCATCAGGTGTGACTGTGAATGCCGCATCAGTTTGAATTGTTTTGTTATTTGGATCGTAATAGGTGATTGTTCTTGCATCACCAGCGTCTGTACCAGAATCGATTGTTATAGAACAACCAACGTATGCGTTCGCCACGTTAGATAGTAACCCAGCAGAACCGACATACAATGTTGTGAAGGTGCTGTTGGCAGCCGAAACGTTGCTAGAAATTGTTTTACTTGCAAGATCAAAGATGTGTGCCTTGTAAGTATATGTTTGTGTATTTGAACCGTTGGAAGCCTGAACATAACTCAACGCACGAATAAAACCACTGCCAGCTAAAGTTGAATTGTATGTTGTTGTGTTTGATCTATTAACACCTGTGGTGCCAACAATGTGAAAATCAACTGGGCTTCCTGTTGTGATATCAAAGAAACTATTGCCTTGCCCTTTTAGATTGTCAACATAAATGTAGTTTCCATAATCAATAAAGTTACTATTATTATTTACCGAATCTGTGGTTCTTGCACGATCAGATGTAATTTGTTGTGTTGATTGATTCTCTAATCTGAAACCTTGAACGTATGCAACACCAGGACCAACTCCCAGAATATATGTGTTCGCATCGATTGTGTTTGCTGTAGGTGTTATCTTGAAGTTACTGACGATATAGTCGCCATTTGTTTCCGAAGTTCTCTTTGCAAAGTATTCGTCGATGACAGAATAAACTGTATTGTCAACTTGTTTCTGTACATTACCGTTTTCGATTCTCAACAATTCAACAAACGCATCATCATTACCTAATTCTAGTGGTAATGTTGTTAATGAAAGTTCGATCTGGTATCTATCTGCACCTGGAGCCTGATAGTTCGATGCACCAACGGCAGGATCTAACAGTGATGGATCATCGATATAATCTATAATTGTTTCTTGGATCAACAAACCAACACGATAGGACGGTGTTGAACTATACTTGTCTAGTATTGTTGTTTGTGGTTGAACAGATACAAAGTTACCGATTGAATATCTGGTATATGAACCATCTTCATTTTGTGTACTGGACTGTGAATAACCATTGACAATATAGAAAACGCCATCAGAAATGGATGCAACGGAAGAAAGCCCAATACCTGTTGAACCACCAATGGTGCCAATAATTGTTGCAGCAAAATTTGAACCATCTGCTGGGAAAATATCCATACCATCACTAAACTGACCACCAGAAAGGTACGTAACGATTAATGTTGGTGGATCACCAGCTGCAGCGTCTGTACCTGTGGCTTCTGCTGTCTTAATTACTTTTGCAATAACTTGACCAGTTGAATCTTGAATAATTTTATTTGTGAAATCACCAGCAACAATGTCAACACTATTGTACTGAGCATTTAGTTTTAAATAATAACAATTTTGGTTGACAGTAACTTGACCACCAGTAACTGGTGTATTCTGTGAGAAAATGTTATCTGCAAACTTAGAAATCTGGCTTTGCAGTATTGTCTGAGACTGTGTTAGTTCTCTTGCCTGTACTGCCACACCCGGTTTAAAAAGAATACGATGAAAATTCTTTGATGGGTCAAAATCATCGTAATATGGATCAACGTTAAAATTCAGAGCCATTTTTTTCCTTTAGTAACCTAATACGAATCTATATTGTTCTATGCCGTCAGGACTTCTTTGAATGCTTTCTCTATTTTCTATATATGCCAAGTAACCAGAGAATAAAACAAAGTTTGGATAACTGATGGTTAGTACAGTTCTTGCTGTTGATGATGTGTTTCCGTAAACGGAACCATTAATTGCTGGAGTTCCCGTTATATTTATGAGTCTAAGTACATTGCTTGCAACATCAAAACTCAAAACTTTTGCAGTAAAGGTTGCTGCGGCCAAAGATGCACCTTGATAAACAACTTCATCTCTTTCAAAAGTACCAAAACCTGGAGCAACAATCAAATCGGTTGTTGTTCTATAGATTGCACCATTTGCAGGATCTGGAGTTGTTTGTTTTGAAGTTGGATTGACAACTAAACCCAATTGGTGAAAGTCAATATCTGTTGGTATTTCACCATCTTCAGATCCATTAAATTCAACTGAGTACATAACATGTGAACAACCAAGTTCAGAAATTGGATCAAAGCCGTGCCCACCAACTGGTGATGTGTTTGCATATGCGACAACGCCACTACCCAAAGCCGATGAAACAGTTACATTTGCATAAGTATAATTTGCACCAGGATTCGTGACGATAATATCGATGATGGAACCATTTGATGTGTTGGCTGTTGCAACTGCACCATTACCATCTCCTGTTACAGTTACTGTAATTGTTGCATTACCTGAGTCGTAACCCGAACCACCACTGTAAACATTTATGACTTCAACTCCACCAAGACCTTCAGAAGATAGTAATGGATTCAATGAAGTTGTACTGACACCAATAGGCATCCATTTTGTATCCATGAATTTAACTTTTAGGCCGGTGTCAATTGAATAGATAAATTTCCATTTGTAACCATCCGAACCAACATAAATGTTATTTGTTCCGTATGTACCTGGTGTGAACATTGGTTCATCTGTTGCAGCAGCACCGTTTCCATTCCACAGACACTTGAAAACTTGATCATACTTGTTCTTAACATAGAAATTATAAACAAGATTTCCGTTTTCATCTTGTTCTAATATGTTAATATCATCGCGATAGAAATCAAAAACTACTCCAGATTCCCAGTTTATTCTTTGAATGACGGGAGAAACATCGGATGTGTTTACTTTTTTTACTGCAAAGATGTTTTTGAAGACTTCTTTTCTACTTTTCTGATCTAATCCAGGAGTAGGTGGAGTATTTGCTTGAGGCCACGGGTCAACTCTAGACATAAAACAATAGTTTGCCTCAACTGGCAAATTATTTTTGGATGTGATTACGGCAACAGGTGCGTAATAACTCTGTTGTACCTGTAAGAGCTTTGCTTCTGGTGTGATTACAATTTTATTTGTCATAGTAATTTATTTATTACGCATATGTTATTGCACAGAAAGTATTTGCCAGGTCGCCATCAATACTAAAATATTGTAATTTTGCTGATCTCTGTGAGGCTACAGAAAGTGTGGTTGAACCTGTTGTTGAATTGTTTGCTAGAACACCCAAGTTTATTGTTTGGCCGGTGCCTGCTGTGTTTGTGACCCACAACTCAACAACTTTACCGTATGTATAGTTGGAGAAAGAGATTGTGAGTGTTGAACTATATGTTGTTCGAATCATTGAATCGTTTGCAAAATCAATAGTGATTGCTGTTTGAGCACCCAAAATTCTAGGTGTGTAGATGAAGCCTTTTTCTGGACTCACAACACCTGTAAAATCAATACGGTCTGCATTGAATGAAGCGATTTGATTAACTACGTTTGAACCGTTTGGAACGTTGTAGAAAATGATTTTAGAACCACGAGCTGAATCTGTATAGTTTTCTGTGGCAACAATATCAATGCGAGCAACACCGAGTGGTGCGAAACCTGTTGTGCCCCATCCGTTACCAGCAACTCTCATTAAAATGTCATTGTTTTGAGTTGGAGATGGTGACACCACTGTGCCTCTAGCAGTTCTACCTGCAACTATCGAATATGCAGATCCATCGGTACTGAAAGAATCAAAAATAATTCTTGATGGAGTGTTTGCTTTTCCAGAAATGTGCAACATCGTTCCTGCTTGCGAAGGAACTTGTACAGTTTCGGTTGCCTGTATTGTTATCGCAGATTCAGATGCACTAAAATTGGAGTTAGCAAGAACAAGTGTTGCGTTCATGTTAACTGCACCAGTCACATTCACTATGCCTGAAAAGTTTGCATTACCTGATACAGCAGCTGTTCCGACTACAGTTAAGTTACCTGTGTTAACTTTTTGTGCTTGAGTATTGCCTGTAATTGTTAGATCACCCGCAAAAGTGCCTGATGCATTTGCTAGTGCTGCGTTTGCTTTTGCGAAAGCACCGTTAGCATAAAGTGCGGCTGAATTGGCCACATGTGTTGGTGTATTTGCGGCTAAGAATGCTCCATTAGCATAGATTGCAGCGGAGTTTGCCACATGTGAAGGTGTGTTCGCTACCAAGAAGGCAGAGTTGGCATAGTTTCCAGTTGTATTCTGTGAGTCATATGCTGAATTGGCCTTTAAGAAGGCAGCATTTGCATATGTGCCAGTCACAGCAAAAGAAGTATTCTGTGTTGTGCCATCAGCGAATGTGATTGGTTTGCTCAGTAATGTGAAATCGCTACCAACATTCAAAGCATTATTTGCATACAGGTTGTCTGCCATGTTTTTGGCTGTATACTTTCCTGTTGTACCTGTCGGTAAATCTACACCAACAAATATCGTATTTGAAATGTTTGTTGTTAATGATTTTGACGATAATTCTGTAATTTTTACTGTTGACATTTTTTATCCTAAAAGAAGTGTTCTATCATCTTCAGTTGTTATTGTGAAACCATCTTCTGTTATAAGTTCTGGCACATATACTTGCCCAACTGCGCCGTAAATGAATATTTGTCTTGAATTCAATTCTGTGTTTGCGACAAATGTTCTGTTAACTGCCATCAATGAATTACCAACATTCGAAGTCAAATTGCTTGTCAAATAAATTCTATCATTTTCAAAGTCAACACTCTGTACAATCTTACTTGTATTGTTATCAACCAAAACTCTATCGCCCACATAGACAATATCTTTGATTGGATAGGCTGTGTTGCTGTACTGACCATTGTTTACAATGTTGTAAGCGTTAGTCAATGATGTAATATTTATGACATTAGAACCGGAATTACCAGACACGAATGCAACATTTGCATATGTCAACCAAACATTGCTTTCAACTGTTACGGTGTTGGCTGCACCATCAACTGAAATAACTTTAGAAGATACATATGGACCATTTGTTGGTTTCAAAATAATTGTGTCTGTATTTGCAAATACGATGTTAGCAATGTTTGCACCAGCCAGATCATCAAAGTAAATTATGTTGTTGCTACCATTTGTGAAGCTGGTATAAATGTGTGCCTGTGTACCAGTATAACCTGTGTAGTAATCTAGTGGGTAACCCTGGAACACCGCACTATAGGTGTCGAGTTGATAGTCGGTATTTGATCTCAATACATAACGACCCAAGAAATTCATTCCAGTTGGGTGTAAGAGATTCAATAATATTTCTCTATACTTTTCGATTTCTTTTTCAACACTAATTATATAAGTGAAGTTGTTATATATTTTACTTTGCAATACGTCAGATGAACTTGGTTTGCCTCTTGAGTTCAAGTATTGGCCTTGACTTACAACCAACCCGTTTAAGAACAATGCATTAGCTCTTGCGTTACCGTCACCATATCTTCTCACGCCACTAGAATTGTAGTTGGAATCTAGTGCTGCACCAACCATTTGTAGATTAACATTGTTTTCTGTCTTCAATGGTAATGTGGTATTTGGTGTTGCATTGTAGTTGTAGACACGCAAGCTGTATATTATCTGTGCTGGATCAGCATTGAATTGATATACTGATAGTGAATCCACATATGCCAAATATGTCGATGTATTGGCATCAACTCCTTGGAAAATAACATCTCCATTTTCCACTGGTGCTGATGGAATAACATTAGAAACTAAAATATCTTCAACTCTTAGAGAAACACCTGGTGCAGAAACATAATCTTCACCTGGGTTATTAATATTAATTGTTGTAACTGAACCAGTTCTGTCTGTTACAACAGAGAATGTTGCACCTCTTCCAAGTATACCGGGAACAACTAAACTCGCATTTGCGGCTTGTGCATTAGCTGATTGAACGGATACTGTAGGTAAAGATAGTTGGGAATAACCTAAACCACCCAGTGGATAATCTCTTACGGGACCATAAACATATTCAACATCTGTAATTGCTCCGGTGTTGGAGACAGCTGTCACATTTGCTCGAGCACCAACACCGGTTCCACCCGAAAAAACAATTTGATCGTTCGCTTGATAACCGTGGCCACCACTCACAATTTGAATTGGTGAAAGTATACCTAAATTACCAAGATCGATTGAGTCGCCTATGTCATTCTGATATATCGATGTTGCTTGCACCGTTGGAATAGTTCTGATACCGCCGCCACCATTTGTGACAATAATAGATGATATTGGGTATGCAGAAAACTGGGTAAAAGAAAACGCATCAGATAATCTGGTATTTGCATTTGCTGAAGCCACATTTGTGAAACCATAGTTGGTGTTTCCAATTGTCACAAATCTTTTGGGAAAGATGGATTCTATGGACAATAGAGTAACGTTTGCGGTTTTTGTTGGATCCGGATCTATAGATGCAACAACAGCAGATGCACCAGGTGCGTTTGTGAGTGAAATAATTGTGTTTGGATCTGGTCTGAAACCATAACTTCCATCAACAACATTTATACGTTGAATTGATCCTGATGTTGTTGATGCAACAGTTGCAGATGCACCAAGCCCATTGGCAGAGTTCAAACCACCATAAACAACCACCGGATCACCAGTTTGATACAATAAACCTCTTCTGTTTGGATCAATTCTTATCTGACTAATCTGACCTACAATTTTTGCTCTGAGTGGTTGCCCACCAAACAAAACATCTTGGTTGTTTGTATCAACTACTCTAACAAATTCACCCGACTGAAACAATCTTGTAATGTCGGAAATAAATACTTCAACTCTGTTACCTGTTGATGTTGCATTTTCAATTGTTGCAATCGACTTTGTTGTCTCACCAAACAGTCTATAGTTATTCACCTTCAAGAAGTTTGTATTACCTGTAGCTAGTTTTAAACTTCTTGCAACGTACCAAGAACCATCGGATGCTTTCAGTACTGCATCTTTTGTGTAGAAGATATCAAAATCAGAATCATATAAGACTCTGAATAAGAATTGATAGGATGCTGGTGTGCCTTTTGTGTAGTACAGCTGACGAGCATACTTTACAGCAGTTCTTTTGTCGATTAGAACTTCTTGTGGGAAATATTGAAGAAACTCATCCGTGAAATATTGTAAAAATTCTTCTGTTGTTCTGTCAATGTCTTTGTAATTGAGAATGTTTTTACTTCTTTCGGTGACATTGCCATTCACTTCCATCCATTCATAGTATGCTTGCAAGAACGTAACGAACTTGTCATAGTCTGGATTTTCCCTAACAAAAGAGGGAAGTTGAGATGGTATCAGTAAAGAAGTTTTCTGAAAATCAGGAATCATTTTACTTAGTATTTACGTTAACAATAATCGAATTCGGATCAAATGGATCTACTGTAATGATCCTATTATAAGTTGACGAAATAATCGATGTTGTTGGATTTGCAGAAACTGTCAGCTGACCAAGATCATTCTGTACGCCATAGGGATTGAAGTTTTCTAGTGTGATCACACCCAAGTTGTAATCAACAGTACCAACAGAACTATTCAATATGATCTTCACGTTCTCATTGTTATTGTAGAATGATCTTAGTGTACCATAACGACCTTCAAGATTTACAGTTGCGGCCGCCAATTGACCTGTAGTATCATTTGACTTTGGTGTAATCTTAACAATCGCACTTGTGTAACCAGAACCTTTGTTGGTTACATTGATCGACTTCAATGAACCAGTGGCAGCAATTACAGCCTCTGCTGTTGCACCAACGCCGTCACCAAGAATTTCAATTGTTGGTGCACTCTGATAACCAAAGCCCGGATTGATAATGGAAATCGATTCAACACCACCTGTTGACGATGGCACCTCTTCAATCTGTACGCCACCAATAATTGATACTAGATTGTCCGGATCTCTGAATTGCAATGATGGTGATGTGCTGATTCCACTCTGGAACATACCTCTTTTGAGTGGTGTTCCATAATAAAGATTGTATGTTGTTGGTACAGTTAAAATTGGGAAGAATTTCTTCTGTACTTGTAGACTTATTTCGTTTGTAATGATTGATGGGCTGACATTGTTTACCACATTATTAAAGTTTGTGATATTAAATGTAGAGTTGAAGGTGTTCAACTGACTTGCGGCCAAATTCGTAATCGCAGTCTTCACATTTGTTTTGATTTGTGAAGCTGTTAAATTTGTTTTGGTTGGATCATATAGTACATTTACAGTCAGTTGCAAGTAACTGTAGTCTGGGTCCACAATTGTGGGAGAAACTGTTAGAATAGAAATTGGTCTAATTACATCCTGAATCAATTTCTGTTTCTGTAATTGTGTTAGATTATAAGAGCCTGCTGGTTTCAATGAAATGAAAACTTGCCCATAAATTGGCACATCATTTTCTTGCCCACCCCAAACGTTGACAGCATCGAAAGAATAACCTAAAGTATTCTGTTGAATTGCTGTGATGTAGTCTTCTTTGGTCACCGCACGTTTTTGTGCAGAGAAAGACTTTGGTGCCTGAAACTTTATAGAATCTATGGTTTCTTTGTCTTGCCCAAAGGATGCCGGCTGTACAGATGTAACAGCAACGTTGGAGAATCCTCCAATTGCATCCATGTTGATGAAACTATTTGCGCCAGCTGCGGCTGAACCATTTGTGGACAAGTAACTTAGATTGACGATGTTACCATCAACAAGTTTTTTGCCTAATATACCATCACCAAAATTGATTTCATATAAACCGTTGACACTCTCTTGCAAGAAGTAAACTGTCGAATCGCCTGTTAACAGTAAAACATCTGATGCTTTTGTGAAGATTTCATATGTGGTATTTGAAACAGACTGTTGTACAGACACCAAAAGTGTCGTGGTATCAACGTTCTCATCAGGAATAGAGAAGGTATATGTTGGATTTGTCGTAGAATCCACTTCATATGATATCGATGCAACAATACCTTGTTTTATTGTTACATTTGAAAAGAGTGCTTGCTGCCCAGAAACCGCAACAGTTGAAGAGTCTGTTGTAACAAAACTATAGTTGACACCATCGATGTTTTCGGATAAGAACGGTGTGTTTTTTGGTAATGTTAGTGATGCATCTGTCACCTGATTGACAAGAACATTGATGGTGGCTTCAGGTGCAATTGATGATTTTGGTGTGTAATTTAACAGTTTTGCTAGTGAAACTACAGATTCTCTCTGGATTGCAGAGTCTAAGAACATCTCATTTGCAACCATGTTCAAATAATATGCATTGTATTGCGTATTATATGAAAGAATGTCTAATAGTACAGAGAGTGCTGAACCTTCAAAGTTGTAGTCTTTTAAAGCATTTTGTGACTTTAAGAAGTTCCTCAGATTGGTTTTAATATCATTAAAATCCAAGTCTGTTATCTGAATATTGCTATTTGCTCCAGCCATTTATCGGTTTCTCTCTAAAAGGATTGTTATTGATGTTGGTGTGGTAGCATTCTGTAGGAAAAAACTTATTGTCACATTGTAGGCATTTTGAGCATCATTTGCTTCCACATTCACTTTTTGCAAAATTACTCTAGGTTCATATGCCTGGATCATCTGAGCAATTTCATTTTCTATACTGTTTTCCGTCAAAGGGCTCATAGGTTCAAACAATAATGCGTTCAATTGTGAACCTAGATCAGGATTGAAAGGTCTATCGTAGTTATTTGTTTGTAATAAATTTCTGACGGAACGTGTGACAGCCTGAAAATCATAACTAACGGCAACATCACCTGTCACCGGTACTCTGGTGAAGGTGAAGTCTATGTCCGAATATAGTTTGTTTAGTGTTTGTGCCATCTTTTATTTATGTGCGAAAAGTAAATCGCTTTTTTGGACTTTTGATATCGTCGGAGAAAATTCTTGGGCCGGAACGAAAAATTTCAAAATTTTAGGATGGGTTAACAGTATTTGCCAAATTGTTCTTCAGATTTGGTGTTCCGATGTAATCATTAATGAGGAATAGTTCTGTTTGACCAATCCTATTGAATTCACTAACCTTATTATACCTATCCACAATCATTTGTGAATTTGCAAAGAAATCAAAGTCTTTCTGTCTATATGTCGTCATTGTGTTTGAAACTTGATTTGCAGCATTTGCAAATTCATTAGCATCCGTTAAACTGAATGATGAAACGTTGCCAACAAATGAACCCAAATAGACATTTGTTATTGAAACGAAGGTATTTGAGTAATCGGACAACGTATCCGCAACAAAAAGACTGGAAAAACTACCAATCATGGGTGAGTTGTTCTGTATATCATCAGTTTGATTGACAATATACATGATAATTTTACCATAACCAATTGCAGTTTCATAATGTGGTGAAGCAATATCAACATCTAATGGTACCACATTCGATATTCTGTCTGTGTGTATCATAAAACTGCCTGCAATGTTTTGTGATATATCTCTTACAACCATGAGTGCAGGATCCATAATACTGGAAACACCAGGATTACTGAATGTTACATTTATCGTACCTGTGATAACATTTGAAAATGATAGATTTGTAACTGTGTTTGATGTTGACCAGATAACATTGATTGTATTTGATACAGGATTCAGATAATAATCTTCAACTTCATCCGATATTAAATCGGCTTCTTGCCATGGTTGTAATAACTGTGGCATCATTTTCATTTGTGTCTGAACCGATGGGCTCAATTGCTCAACAGCACCATTAGCTATTGGATCAGTTGTATCGAATCCTAGTAAAGCGTATACTCCAGCCATAATATATTTCCTTTATGCTTTCAATTCTTTAGATGGTGATGTCGAAGTTGGTGTACCTGGTTTCCCTGAAATGTGTATGTGAAGTTTTCTTATTAATGTATTGATCACATCAAATCCCAGTAAAGAAGAGGAGATACCATAAGTTCCAAGTGGTGCAGACACACTAGAAAAAGAGGTTATTGGTCCAGAACACACTATAGTACCGGGTATTGCTGGTGTTGGAAGCCCAATAGAAATACCACCAAGTAAAGAATGAAAACCATATGGTCCAGCAGCAACACCTAAAAACGCATCCACTCTTCCTTTAGAAAAAATATAACCACCGGATAAAGCTTGCTCAACCTGAAGATCACCACTCACGTTTACTAGAGATGTTTTGATTGTCAATTTACTTTGTAACCCAGGAACAAGCCCAGGATTAGAACCCGCATTAATCTTCATATTACCGAAAGATGTTACTGTGTGTATACCTTGTACGGTTTGCGTATAATCGCCTTTAATATACTGTTCAACACTACCGTCAATCTGTTCAACTTTATTGCCTTTTACATAGAAATATGCATCACCATTAACTGTGATATTCAATTTTTTAGCTAATTGTCCATCATCAACACCGATGGATATGTTGTGATCACCTAATACGATATGGTAACCATCTCTAATTATCTTGTGTACTTCATCACCGTTTGGATGTATCTCGGTGAATGTTCCAGATTTGTGTTGCAGGCGAATTCGTTCTCTTGTTGGAGTATCATCCATTTCGAATGAATGCCCACCCTTTGTCTGCGTTATAGTATTGTATGGGTATACGGGTTGATAATCACTATTTGCAGCAGATTCTGGTTCTGTCCATGCAAGGACACCTTTTGGTTTTTCTGTGGGTGAAGAGGTACTAGGTGCCGGTGAAGAACTTACATTTCCTTCATTGTCGGTCACCAATGTTGAACCGTCATCGAAAAATTGTATGGTTGTACCATCTTCCAGTGTTTGTGTTGTTGATGTTGCCATAATTTATTAAGGTGAAGAAGCTTTTTCCATTAATGCTCCGGTCGTATTCGCGAACGCAGCATTTGCATTTGGTGTATTTTGATTTATATATGATATCAAATTATTCGCACCGTCTTCTGTTGGATCGGTTATTAGGGACAAAAGTTCTGGAGGATAGTTTTGTGTTTCATTGTTCAATTCTAATTTCGCAGCACCTTCTACTTCTTTAACTGCACCAACAAATTGTTCAGCAATTAATCTTGCTTGCCCGACTGTTGCATTTTGAATTTGACCGGGAATAGACTGTATGCTTTCAACTGCTTGTTTAAGTGAACTGGTAAAGTTTGCAATACAAGCTAACAATAAATTTTTGATTTTTTCTGGTAAACTTTTAATCCAATTTATCAACTCAATGATTTGTTGTGCAAAGAATACCCACTCTAAAACGCTCTCGATTGCATCAGCAATATCTTGAATTGCTTGATTTACTCTTATAATCGTATCTTTGGCCACATCAACAATTAAAGAAATTTGACCCGTAGCATCTAAATTTAATGCCGCAGTTATTGATGCCATTATTTTTTTAACAACTTCAATAGCTTTCTGCAATAAATCTCTCATACGATTTGCAGCTTTTAACTTTGCATTACGAATTGCACGTTGTATCGCAGCAATTGGATTCACCAAACCTAAAGATGCAAAAATATCAATATTGAAGATAAATCTGAAATCACAAACGTGTGTTAATCTTTGGTTCATAAAGTCGATTGCTGATCCCGTAACATAACCCCTGGCCAAACCTGGTGTAGTTTGTACACCAGGCTTTGCAAATACACTTGAGAATACTGAATTTGGTGGAAAACTTTCGGTGATTTTGAAGTTTATAAAATCGAAGCCGCCGAGATTTACTGTTGTTGGTTTTTGTTCTGTTGCCATTTATACCTCAGATCCAATTATAATCATTTCCATCAATTTTCTTATCCTCTGCTGTGGGTAAGAAACCGGGAATAACACCAAACATTATAGGAAACTGCCCAGCTAGCCCATCAAAGAAGAATCCAACTACCCAATCATCCAGTTCAGGAGAAGAAAAGGTTTTGGTGTTATTACACGGTAGTATTGGCATAGCCCAAGGCAAATCAGATACTGGTATCTTCTGCTGTGAATCTTTGCTGCCATCATAATGCCAACCAAAAATTCGAACTTGGCAACGACCCAAACCAAGAGGATCCATTCTGTTTGCTACAGTTCCAACCCACCAAATTAATCCGTCTTTACCTAAGAAATTCGACATTGCAATTTTACTCCATTATTTACTTAAATCAATATACGCAGCTTGGGAACTATCTTTAGTTATTTCTAAAACAGTTTGAAACACACCTTGAGATTGTAATATGTGTCTGACAGCTGTCACCAAATATTTACCAGAATAAAACTTATCCAATTCTTTTCTACCATTTCGATAATCTAGAGCTGGCAGATTGAGATTTATTATTGATCCCGCTGTCAAACCAGTATCACCTGGAACTCTAATCTTTAAAATTGTATAATTAGCCAAAGCCAACTGAGCAGTTCTATTTTGTACAGTTTCTTGAATAAAAGCATCCGGTGTAAGGTTCTTTTGAGAAGGATTCAAATTCTGAAATGTTGGTTTCAACTTTTGATTTGAATTTGAAACAACCAATTTTAGAGCACCACTCGCAAATTCTTTTGGATATTCTGATGCATCTGTTGGTGAACTCTTATTGAGCCTTGAGGTAATGTTTTTTGTATAATCATAATCTTTATAATTAATTGTTCTATTCAAAGGATCAAAAGCCATTACTCTGTTCACAAAAGTGCCGGAGTTTATCTCATTCAAACTATCAAAGTCTTTGACGAATTGATAATCTAGTACAGAAGTCACTTTTTGTTCAGGAGTTTGACTTTCAATGTTTTTTACATTATATGTATATGTTTTATATGGTCGATCTTTGTATATACTGGCGATTGACCTAAATTGAAATCCATCTTTTGTTTCAAAAAACAGCATATCCGCACGTTGATCACCAGTCTTAGCTGGTTTTGCATATGTACACAACCAACTTATTGCTTCAAATGGTCGCAGTGTTGGAATTATAAAATCATAAACACCAGTTGTTTTTTCAAAGTTTTGTGTATCTATTCTTTTCGGATCAACTTTCAATTGCGTTAAAAGAATGTCAGTTACGATTTGATGTATTGCCTTACCTTTATAAGATTTTACCACCTTTATTTGTTCAGAGTCAAATAATTCTTTTGAACAGAAGTATATTTTTATAAACTCACTGTTTTGGTTTCCAACTGGTTTTCTATCTGGTATTGAATAGATTTGATACTTCTTCAGATTACCAGGTAACTTATTAACGTTTTCCGATCCACCTTTTGTGGATCCAAAACTAATTTGAATTTCTTCCTTGCCTGATAGTTGTAACTTTTCTACTAGTCCAACACCGTCACGCAATATTACATATCCAGAAATGACAAAACTATACATGTCTTCGAAAAAAGACAGTTCTGTTAAAAGCTCAGTTACATCAAATTCACCAGTTGATGCAAATATTCTTAATTCATCTACGCTGGCACTTTGTGGATAGTAAGCTACATTTTTTGGAGTATCGACCATTTTA